GGGACGTGAGATCGGCGACCGTCATTGGCGAGCATCGTCGCGCGGCCCTGCCCTACCCCGGTTGGCCCGGGTCCTTCCAGGCTGCAAGGCGTATGCGGGGGGCGGGAGCGCATAAGTTCTTTAGTGGCAGGGGAAAAATCGGGGTGCGCGGCTTCGGGTGCGCATTCGGGGTGCGCAGGTGCGCAGGGGACCGCGGTGCGGGGAACTGAGGAGGCGCGGAGGCCGGAAATGATGGAGAGCCGGGCCCTTCAGGTCGAGTATCGCGAGACCGGCGCGCTTGTGCCTTTCGTCCGCAATCCGCGCGTGCATCCGGACTGGCAGATCGCGCAGATCGCCAGCTCCATCACGAAGTTCGGTTTTGTGAATCCCATCCTGGTCGGCGCCGACGGCGTGCTGATCGCGGGTCACGGCCGCCTTCTGGCTGCCCAGCGCCTCGGCCTGCCGCAGGTGCCCGTGATCGTTCTTGGGCATCTGTCCGAGGCCGAGCGCCGCGCGCTGGTGGTCGCGGACAACCGGATCGCCGAGAACGCATCGTGGGACGAGGAGCTGCTGCGCTCGATCCTCGGGGAGCTGCGCGACGACGGCTTTGACCTGGATGTGGTCGGATTTTCGGAGACGGAGCTGGCGGAGCTGCTGGGCGACGTGGAGGCTGACGAGGCGGAGGCCGGTGCGCTGGGCGATGAGGATTTCGTTCCGGAACCGCCGCCGGAGCCTGTGACCCGCACCGGCGATCTGTGGATCCTCGGGGAGCACCGTGTGCTGTGCGGGGACGCCACCCGCGCCGCCGACCTGCAGCGCCTGACGGACGGCCGGTTCTGCGATGCCATGTGGACCGACCCGCCCTACAACGTCGCCTACGAGGGCAAAGCGGGGAAGATCGCCAACGACGACCTGTCGGCCACGGACTTCGCGCGGTTCCTTGTCGCGGCCTTCTCGGCGGCCGCGCAGGTGCTGGCACCGGGCGCCGCGGTCTATGTCGCCCATGCCGACACCGAGGGGCTTGCCTTCCGCCGCGCCTTCCGTGACGCCGGGTTCAAGCTGTCGGGCTGCCTCGTCTGGGTGAAGCCCTCGCTCGTGCTCGGGCGGTCGGACTACCAGTGGCGGCACGAGCCTATCCTCTACGGCTGGAAACCCGGCGCAGCGCATCGCTGGTTCGGGGGCCGGGCGAAGACCACGGTCTTCGAGAAGCCAGGTTCGCCTGTGCGCGTCATGTCGGACGGCACGGTGCAGGTCGACGTGGGCGGGCAGGTTCTGGTGATTTCCGGGCGCGAGCTGCAGGTCGAGGCGCACGAGGGCAGCGTGATCCGTGCGGAGAAGCCGTCGCGCAATGCCGAGCATCCCACGATGAAGCCGGTAGGCCTGATCCTCGAGATGATCGAGAACAGCACCCGCCGCGGCGATGTTGTGCTGGACCCGTTCGGCGGGTCGGGCTCGACGTTGATCGCCTGCCACCGGTCCGGTCGGTCGGCCCTCCTGACGGAGCTTGAGCCTCGCTATGCGGATGTCATCGTCGAGCGTTGGCAGACCTTCACCGGGCAGCGCGCTGTCCTCGCGGGCGACGGCCGGTCCTTTGCGGAGGTCGCAGCCGGTCGGAGGCGTGCCGCATGAGCCGCAGGGTCGTGCAGCAGCGGCCGCGGGCCCTGCGCTATCTCGGGCGCACGGTGCAGCGGGTCTGCACGCGGGTGGAGACGGCTGCCGAGACCATCGGGCCGCTGCCGCCGGGTATGCGGATGACGGGCGTCACGGCGGGACAGTTTTCGGCCGTCGACGCGCTGGAGCACATGGTCTGCGAGCTCGGGCCCGCTTCGGTTCGCGTCTCGACCTGGACCACTGGCATCTACGATGTCGAACGGACCCGCGCCATCCGGGTGGACGGCCGGATCACGGATGTCCGGTTCCTGCTCGACCGGGGCACCTTCGAGAAGTCGCCGCAGTTCGCTGGCCCTCTGATCGAGGTGCTGGGCGCGGACGCGTTCCGGTGCCTGTCGGTGCATGCGAAGGTGATCATCGTGGATGGCGGGCCCGGACGTGCGGCGGTGTTCCGGTCCTCGATGAACCTTAACAAGAACCTGCGGACCGAGCAGTTCGACATCGACGTCGATGACGAGGTGGCGGCGTTCTACACGCTCTGGTTCGACGGGCTCTGGGAGGAATCCGGGCGGAGCCACGACAACAGGCGCATCATCGCGGCCATCTACGACCGCTACCGGGCCCTGCCGGCAGGCGGCGTGCCTACAGACGGAACCGGCGAGGCTGCGCCGGTGCGGCGGGATCCGCGGCAGCGCCGGGTGCGCAAGGGAGACGTGACGATGACCGTGGCGGACCTGCATTCCCTGATCGGGGACTGACACATGGGTGTGTCGCGTCGCGAATATGCGAGACTGCGCGGGGTGTCGGAGTCGGCCGTCCGCAAGGCGATCAGCACGGGACGGATCTCGGTTGAGCCGGACGGGACCATCGATCCTGAGCGGGCGGACCGGCAGTGGGACGAGCGGACTGACCCGGCGCTGCAGCGCGGTGAGCACGCTCGCGGAATGGCGGCGGCGACGGCGGCGGTGATGGCGCGCGCTGGGGCGGAAACTGGCGCAGCGCCGCGCGGCACGAAGGCGGTGCCGGAGGCGGCGCTGGCGGCGGTTCGGGAGACGCTCGACGAGGCAGGCGAGGATCCGGACCCGAGGGTTCCGGCTGGAGAGGTGTCCTTCATGCGGGCGCGTCTGGCGAACGAGGTTCTGAAGGCACAGCTTCAGAAAATTCGCCTCGCGAGGGAGAAGGGCGAGCTGGTGGACCGGGCGAAAGCGCAGGCGACGGTCTTCGACCTGGCGCGGCGGGAGCGCGATGCGTGGATCGGTTGGCCCGCGCGTGTGGCTGCGAACATCGCTGCGGAGCTCGGCGTGGACGCTCATCGCACGGAACAGGTTCTGGACCGGTATCTGCGGGATCATCTGGGCGAGCTGGCGGAGATCAGGGTTGATCTGGGCGGAGGATCGTGAGGTGCGCCGACGCGCTGGGCTGGTGCTGTGGTTGGCTCGGCTCAAGGTCGATGCGCGTCGTAGGCTTGAGCAGGAGCGGGTTGTTCAGGAGCGGATCGATGAGGAAGGCTGCGGAGCGCTGTTCGGTGTTCTGCGGGCGGTGCAGTGGGAGCATTGGCCATGAGCCTTGCGGAGTTCGACGGGGCGCGGGACATCCGGGCGGCGTGGCTTGCCGGTCTGGCGCCTGACCCTCGGCAGACGGTTTCCGAGTGGGCTGACAGACATCGCGTCTTGTCCTCGCGGGGATCGTCTGAGGCCGGGCCGTATCGCACCGCTCGGACGCCCTATCTGCGCGAAATCATGGACGCGCTGTCGCCCTCTTCGGCGTTGGAGCGGATCGTGTTCATGAAGGCGGCGCAGGTCGGGGCGACGGAGGCCGGGAACAACTGGGTCGGTTATGTGATGCACCGAGCGCCTGGGGCGTTTCTGGCGGTTCAGCCGACAACGGATCTGGCGAAACGCTTGAGCCAGCAGCGGATCGATCCGCTGATCGAGGAAAGCCCTGTCCTGCGCGCGCTGGTGGCGCCGGCGCGGGCGCGGGACTCCGGAAACACGGTGCTCGCCAAGCGGTTTCCGGGAGGTCAGTTCGTCCTGACCGGGGCCAATTCGGCGGTCGGGCTGCGCTCGATGCCGGCGCGCTGGGTGTTCTTGGACGAGGTGGACGCTTATCCCGGCGACGTGGACGGCGAGGGCGATCCTGTGGCGCTGGCGGAGGCGCGGACAGTGAGCTTCGGTCACCGGGCGAAGATGTTTCTGGTCTCGACGCCGACGATCCGTGGCTTGAGCAGGATCGAGAGGGAGTTCCTGCGGAGCGATCAGCGGCGCTATCACGTGCCCTGCCCTGTCTGCGGGACGCTGCAGTGGCTGAAGTTCGAGCGGCTGCGGTGGCCGAAGGGCATGCCGGAGCGGGCGCGCTATCACTGCGAAGCCTGCGAGGAGCCGTTCGAGGAGCGGCACAAGACGGCGTTCATGGATCCGGCGAACGGCGCGCGCTGGATTGCGACGGCGCCGGCGGAGCAGATCGCTGCCGCATCGGCGGCCGGCATTGCAGGGTTTCACATCTCGGCGCTCTATTCTCCCCTTGGCTGGCAGAGCTGGGCGGAGATCGCGCGCCTCTGGGAGGCGGCCCAGGGAAACGACGCGGCGCTTAAGACGGTCAAGAACACGGTGTTGGGCGAGACCTGGGCGGAGCGCGGTGAGGCTCCTGACTGGGAGCGGCTCTACGAGCGGCGCGGGCCGCATCGTCTGGGCGAGGTGTCGGAGGGCGTTCTGGTGCTGACGGCCGGGGCGGACGTGCAGCGGGACCGGGTCGAGATCGATGTCTGGGGCTGGGGGCGCGGCTTGCGGTCCTGGCTGATCGACCACATCGTCATCGAGGGCGAGATCGGGACGGAGCCAGTGCGGCAGGCGCTGTCGGAGCTGCTGTTGCGCACGTGGCGGCATCCTTCGGGCAGCGAGTTGCCCATCTCGCGGCTGGCCATCGACTCCGGGGACGGCGCCACCACGGACGCGGTCTATTCATGGGTGCGGGCGCAGTCGCGGGACCGGGTGATGGCGATCAAGGGGATGCGCGACGGTGTCGTCACAAGCCCGGTCGATGGCCCCAGCTGGGTGGAGGTCACGGAGCGCGGCCGGAAAGTTCGGAGAGGCGTTCAGCTCTGGTCGGTGAAGGTGGGATTCTTCAAGTCGGAGACCTATCGCTTCCTGCGCCTGGGCCAGCCGACGGACGAGGATCTGGAGGCGGGCAGCGCCTGGCCTTCAGGGTTCATCCACATCCCGAGGGGTATCACCTCGGAGTGGGTTCGGCAGCTCACGGCCGAGCAGCTTGTGACGGTTCGGACCCGGGCCGGCTACATGAAAACCGAATGGCAGCAGCTGCGGGATCGCAACGAGTCGCTGGACTGTCGGGTCTATGCGCGGGCGGCGGCCTGGCTCATGGGCCTGGACCGGTGGGACGAGCCGCGCTGGGAACAGCGGGAGCTTGCGTTCGAGACTCCTCGGGCCGGTACGGCGGAGCAGGAGCGGGTCGTGCCGGCGGATGTGTCGCCGGTTCGTGTGGCGCCCGGTCAGAAGCGTCGGCAGGACTGGCTGGGGCCGCGGCGCGGCCGTTGGATTTGACATTGTGAGTGGCTGTTGCGCATTCGCGCAAAATGTGGTAGCCATGGCGGCATGATCGGAGAGGCGCGCTTGGGAGGACCGGCGCGCCTCTTGTCGTTTTCGGGGCAGGCATGAGCGGTTTCACCGAGGACGAGGCGGCGGCGCTGCGGCGCGCGCTGGCCTCGGGCACGCTGGTCGTGCGGACGGGCGAGCACGAGGTTCGCTACGGCAGCTTTGAGGATCTGCGGGCGCGGCTGGCTTTCGTGGAGGGCCGGCTGGTGGCGGCCACGGCGACGCGGCCTGTGGCGGGACTGGCGACGTTCCGCAGGAACTGAGATGGCAAGGCGTGGCGGGATTCTCGGCTGGTTGCGGTCAGTGGCACCGTGGCTTGCCGGGCGCGGCGCAGCTGTGACGGCGGCGCGGGCCTACGACGCGGCCGGTCGCGGGCGCGGAACGGAAGGCTGGATGGCGGCCGGCACGAGTGCGGACGCGGAGGTGGCCGCTGCCGGTTCGGCGCTGCGTGACCGGATGCGCGATCTGGTGCGCAACGATCCGCTTGCGGCGAAGGCGGTTCAGGTTCTGGTGTCGAACATCGTCGGCACCGGGATCCGGCCGCGGGCAGCGGGCCCGGACGCGGCAGTGAACCGGGCCGCGGACGAGGTCTGGAAGCGCTGGGCGGAGAAGGCCGACGCGGACGGGCACACGGATTTCCACGGCCTGACGGCGCTGGCGGTGCGGGAGATGATCGAGGGCGGCGAGGTGCTGGCGAGGCGCCTGCGGCGTCGCCCGTCGGACAGGCTGCCGGTGCCGGTGCAGGTCCAGCTCCTCGAGGCGGATCACCTTGACGGATCGCGCACGGAGCTGCGCGGCGACGGTTCTCGGATCGTGCAGGGCATCGAGTACGACGGCGCCGGTCGGCGGCGGGCCTACTGGATCCATCCGGAGCATCCGGGGGACGCTGCAGGGCTCGGGCGGGGTCTGCGGGACAGTCAGCGGGTGGAGGCGGCGCAGATCGCGCATCTGTTCGAGCGCCAGCGGGTGCAGAACCGTGGCGTGCCGTGGGGCGTGCCTGCGATCCGCGCTCTGCGGGATCTGGGCGACTGGCAGGTCGCGGAGCTGAAGCGGAAGAAGATCGAGGCGTCGGTCGTCGGATTCGTCTTCGGGGCGGACGAGGAACAGTCCTCCATTGCGCCGGCGGTTCTGGACGCGGACGGGAACCGGGTCGAGCAGTTCGAGCCCGGTCTGATCGCCTATGTGCGGCACGGCAAGGACGTGAAGTTCAACTCGCCGGGGTCGACCGCTGGGATATACGAGTGGAACCGGGTGCAGCAGCACATCATCGCGGCCGGGTTCCGGGTGCCCTACGAGCTTCTGACAGGCGATCTCAGTCAGGTCAACTTCTCGTCCGGAAGGATGGGGCTGAACGAGTTCCGCCGCATGATCGAGGCGGTGCAGTGGCACACGGTGATCCCGCAGTTCTGCGCGCCCGTCTGGCGCTGGGTCATGGAGGCGGCGTGGACGGCGGGCCTGGTGCCGGACCCGGACATTCCGGCGGAGTGGGGGCCGCCGCGGTTCGAGAGCGTCAATCCGCTGCAGGACGTCACGGCGGACATCCTGGAGGTGCGGGCCGGGTTCTCGACGCTGGCGCAGCAGATCGCGCGGCGCGGCTACGATCCTGTGGAGGTGCTGCGCGAGTGGCAGGCGCAGGCCAGCGAGCTGGATGCGGCGGGTCTGGTGTTCGACAGCGATCCGCGGCGCGTGACGAAGGCGGGTCTGGTGCAGCCGGAAGCAGGCACGGTTGCGGAGTGAGGAACACGGAATGAGGGACGAGGCGATGCTGCCGCTGCTGGAGCGGGCGGCGGATCTGCGCGTGCCGGATGGCGCGTCGGAGAACGGAGAACAGATCGTCGAGGTTGTCTGGACCACCGGCGCCACGGTCAGGCGGGTGCGCTGGGCCTGGGAGGGTCCGGAGGAATACGACGAGGAGCTGGTGGTCGAGCCGGGATCGGTGCGGCTCGGGCGGCTGAACGGCGGCGCGCCTTTTCTGGATTCGCACCAGGGCGGCGGGCTCGGGGCGGTGCTGGGGTCGGTGGTTCCGGGCTCGGTGCGACTGGAGGGCGGCAGCGGTGTGGCGCGCGTGCGGCTGACGGGAGCGGAGGACGCTCAGGCCGCGGTGCGTCGGGTGCTGGAACGGCACGTGGCGATCTCGGTGGGTTACCGGGTCTATCGCTACGAGGTGGAACGGCGCGAAGGGGGGCGGGATCTCTGGCGGGCGGTCGACTGGGAGCCGCTCGAGATCTCGGCGGTGGCGATCCCGGCGGATGCCGGGGCGCGGATCCGGGCGGAGAGCGGCATGGAAGTCGCGAACCTCTGCCGGATCACGGTTCGGAACGGAGATGCCGCGGTGGCGGCGGTGGAGCAGGAGGGCGGAATGCCGGAGCAACGGAACGAAGCGGGCGTTCTGCCCGCGGTGGACGAGCGCGGGGTCGCGCAGGTTCAGGAGGGCGCAGGAGGCGGAGCGGATGAGGTGGCGGAGGTGCGCCGTACGGCGGCGGAGATCCTGCGGCTGTGCGCCCGGCACGATCTCGGGCAGGAGTTCGCGGCCGAGCTGGTGGCGCGGGGCGTGAGCCTTGATCAGGCGCGGGCGGCGGTGCTGGACCGGCTGGCCGAGCGCGACAATCATGGCGCTCGGACGGTGGAGCCGGTGCCGGCGCAGGTGCGTGGTGGGCCGGATACCGCATATCGGGACGCGGTTTCGGCCGCGCTGCTGCATCGCTACAGCCCGGCGGAGTTCGAGCTGCCGGCGGGCGCGCGGGAGTTCCGCGGGATGTCGCTGATCGAGCTGGCTCGGCACGCGCTGGGCCGGGACGGACGGTCGACGGCCGGCCTGTCGCGGATCGAGGTGGCCACGGAGGCGCTGCTGGGCCGGGCGGGGCTGCATTCGACCGGGGATTTCCCGTTCATCCTGGCGAACGTGGCGAACAGGACCCTGCGGCGGGCCTACGAGACCACGCCGCGGACCTTCACGTCCTGGGCGCGGCAGCGGACCATTGCGGACTTCAAGCCGGTCTCGGTGACGCAGCTGGCTGGCGCGCCCAGCCTGCTGGCCGTGCCGGAGTCGGGCGAGTTCACCTACGGCACCATCGGCGAGGGGCGCGAGGTCTACGGCCTGCTCACCTACGGGCGCATCGTCGGGATCACGCGGCAGGTGCTGGTGAACGACGATCTCGATGCTTTCACGCGGGTGCCGGCGGCCTACGGCGCCGCGGCAGCGGACCTCGAATCGGACATCGTCTACTCGATCTTCACCGGCAACCCCGCGATGGCGGACGGTCAGTCGCTGTTCCACGCCTCGCACGGCAACCTCGGCACGGCGGGTGCGATCAGCGAGGCGAGTCTGTCGGAGGCCTATCGGCTGTTCGGGGCGCAGCGTGGCCTCGAGGGGCGGCTGATCGGTGTGCTGCCTCGCTTCATCATCGTGCCGCCGGGCGCGCGCTCGGTGGAGGCGCGCAAGAACGTCACGGCCACCACGCCGGACGCGGTGGCGGGCGTGAATGCGTTCGCCAATAGGCTGGAGGTGGTCGAGGAGGCACGACTCATCCCGGCCAGCGGCGCCGATCCGTGGTTCATGGCCGCGGATCCCGCGCGGATCGATACGGTCGAATACGCCTACCTGGACGGGCAGCAGGGGGTCTATACCGAGGTCCGGCAGGGCTTCGAGGTGGACGGCATCGAGATCAAGGCTCGGCACGACTTCGCGGCCAAGGCCATTGACTGGCGCGGCCTCTATCGGAACGCCGGCGTCTGAGCGGCCTGACGTCAGCGCGCTGCGCATCCTCCCGCGCGGCAGCGCCTCGACCCGGCCGGTGGCGGCGGCCGGCCGGGTCATCTGTCCTCGATTCAAGGAGATACGGAAATGCGGAACTTCGTGGCAGCCGGCGGACGGCTGGAGATCACGGCCGGAGCGGACATCGCGTCGGGCGCGGGTGTGCTTGTCGGCAATCTGTTCGGGGTGGCTGAGGGGCCTATCGCGAACGGCGCGAAGGGCGTCGTCGTTCTGACCGGAGTGTTCGATCTGCCCAAGGCGCCCAGCCAGGCCTGGACGGTGGGCGTGCGGGTGTACTGGGATGCGGCCAACGCGCGCTGCACGACCACAGCCACCGGCAACACGCTGATCGGGGCGGCCGTGGCAGCGGTGGGCGGCGGCGCCGGTGAGACAGTGGGACGTGTGCGCCTCAACGGGGCTGCCGTCTGATGAATGCGTTCGAGATGGCGGTGCGGGCGGTCTGCGCGGATCGCCATCTCGGTCTGGACGCGGTCTGGCGGCAGGGCGGCAGCGGACCCGGTGTGCCCGTGCGGCTGATACGGCGGCGGCCGGACGCGACCACGGCATTCGGCGAGGGACGGTTCGTCAGCGGCACGGACGAGGTGCTGGTGCCGCTGGCGAACGTCCCTGATCTGGCTGTCGGCGACACGTTCGAGGTCGGTGCAGAGCTGCTGGAGGTTGCCGGAGATCCAGTGCGGGATCCGCGGCATCTGGCGTGGTCGGCAGCGGTGCGGGTGCTGTGAGGATCGAGGTCAGCATCGATCCGCCGGTCGAGGCGGTGACGGCGGAGGCGCTCGAGGCCGGGCGGCGCGGGGTCACCGCGGCCATCGGCGCGGCCGGTGCGGCGCTCAAGGCGGGCTGGCGGGCGCAGATCGTTGCAGCGGGGCTTGGGCAGCGTCTGGCGAACACAGTGCGCGAGCGCCTCTATCCGGGGCGGCCGTCGCTGGGAGCGGCGTCGCTGGTCTGGACAAAGGCACCGGACATCGTGGACGCGCACGACCGCGGCGCGCTGATCCGCAGCGGCAACGGCTTCTGGCTTGCGATTCCGCTTCCAGCCGCCGGCAGCCTTCCCGGAAACGCACGAATGACGCCGCTGGCGTTCGAGCGGCGCACCGGCCTGAGGCTGCGCTTTGTCTTCCGGCGCGGACGACCGTCGCTGCTGGTCGCGGAGGGTCGTGTCAGTGCGGCCGGGCGTGCGGTGCGGTCGCGGTCGAAGACCGGGCGCGGCGTGGCGACGGTTCCGGTCTTCGTGCTGGTGCCGCAGGTCAGACTGGCGAAGCGGCTGGACGTCGGGCGTCTGGCGCGGGCGGCAGGCGAGCGGTTGCCCGCGCTGATAGCGGCGAACTGGAGGGATCGGTGAGGGAACGTCTGGTTGCCATTGCGAACGTGGCGCTGGAGGCCATTGCGCAGGACAATCGCACGGACGGCTGGAGCGCGGAACGTGGGTCAGCTCTGCGGGCGGGGCTGATGCGGGTCGCGGCGCTGGCGCAGGCGGCTGGTGGGAGCGTCACGCCGGAGCGGAGGCCGAGCGAAACCTGCACGGTGATCTGGCGCGGGCAGGAGATCGCGGTGACGGCAGGATTCCGGCCCGGGACGGGAGCCGTGATCGACGTTACGGCACGCGGCTGGCGGGCGGGCGCGGATCTGCAGTGTCTGGCAGACGATGCATGTGGCGTGATCTCCGCGGCGCTGCAGCGCGGGGTGTCTGTGGCCGAGCTGCGCAGACTCGCGGGGTCGGCGCCCGTCTTGTGTGGCGGTGCTGAGCTGGATGAGCCGGTGAGTGTCATCGGCGCGATCCTGCGAGGTCTGGAGCAACTGGAGCGCGGGTCGTGACGACGGCGGAGACGGTTCTCGCGGCGCTGGCGTCCCGGATCGCGGCGGCGCTGCCGCCGGGTGCGGTTTTCCAGCGCAACGGAACGCTGCCGGTGCGCATTCCGGCGACCGGGGCAGCGATCCTTCGGGACGGGGAGCCCGGCGAGGCTGAGCGGCTGTTTTCGCCGCCGGTGTGGTACTTCGAGCACGAGGCGGAGCTGGATCTGGTCGTGGAGGGCGGGCCGGAGGCGGCGCGGCTCGAGGCGCTCGATGTCCTGCGGCAGTCCGTGGCGGAGGCGCTGGCTGCGGATCGGTCGCTTGGCGGTCTGGTGGACTGGTGCGAGCCCGTCGCGGCGCGGTCGGTGGATCTGGCCGTGGACGGCGGCGACGGGTTGCGCGGGCTCGAGGTGCGGATCCTGCTGGCCTACGCGGCGGCGGATAGTCTGGGATAGGGGGACTGAGGAATGGCACGGCAACCCGGGGCGCGGGCGGCACTCGCGCTGGCGTTCGAAACGGTCTACGGGACGCCGCCGGCGTCCGGCTATTTGCGGATGCCTCTGGCGTCGGCCAGCCTCGGCGCACAGCAGGAGCTGCTGGCGTCGGAGCTTCTCGGTTACGGACGGGATCCTTTGGCGCCTGTCCTGGACGCGGTGACGGCGGACGGCGACGTGGTCGTGCCCATTGATGCGCGGGCGTTCGGGCACTGGCTCAAGGGGGCGTTCGGTGTGCCGACGACCACCGGGGCCGGGCCATACACGCATGTGTTTCAGTCCGGATCGTGGTCGCTGCCGTCCATGGCCATCGAGGTGCAGATGCCGCAGGTGCCGCGCTTTGCGATGTATCGCGGCTGTGTGGTGGACAAGGTCAACTGGACGATGCAGCGCAGCGGGCTGCTGACTGCGACGGTGAGCGTGGTGGCGCAGGGCGAGACGGTGCAGGTGGCGAGCGCGGCGGGGGCGCTGACGGATATCCCGCTCGCGCGGTTCTCTCATTTCCAGGGGAGCCTCGAGCGGGACGGCGTTCCTCTCGGCTCGGTGATTTCGGCCGAGTTCACCTACGCGAACAACCTTGACCGCATCGAGGTGATCCGCGGCGACGGCATGATCGACGGCGCGGATCCGGCGCAGGCAACGCTCACGGGGCGTATCACCATGCGGCTGGCGTCGACGGCGCTCATCGACCAGGCGATCAGCGGTGCGCCGTGCGAACTGGAGGCTGCCTGGGTTTCCGGGAGTGACAGCCTGACCTTTACGGCGCATGCCGTGCATCTCTCGCGGCCGCGGGTGCCGCTCGAGGGGCCCCAGGGTGTGCAGGTCACATTCGACTTTCAGGGGGCGCAGGGAGGTGCCGGCAGCCGGCTGTGCACCACGACCCTCGTGAACGACGTTGCGAGCTACGCATGATCCGGCTTGATCTGAAATCGGCGCCGTTCTGGCTGGATCTGCCGGTTGGTGTCAGGCTGAAGCTGCAACCTCTCACCACGGGGTTGATGGCGGCTGCTCGGGCGGACGCGACGGTGCAGGCGCTTGCGGCGGACGCAGCGCCGGAGGTGCAGGCGCTTGTGCTGGCTAAGGCCGTGGCGCGCGCGGCGATCCTCGACTGGGACGGCGTCGGCGACGCGGAAGGCAATCCCCTGCCCGTCAGCCCGGAGGCGGTGGACGCGCTGCTGGACCTCTGGCCTGTCTTCGAGGGCTTTCAGCTGGGGTATGTGGCGAAGGGTCTTCTGGTGGCGCAGGAGGGAAACGTCTGCGCGCCCTCGCCCGCTGGCACTGGAGCGGGGGCGGCGACTACTGCGGAGCCTGCGGCAGCGAGTGCGGGGACTGCCCGGCTCGTCTGAATGCACCCGAGACGGTCGAGGGCTGGCTGGTATGGGATCTTGCTCAGCGGCTGGGAGGGCAGTGGCGGACGTCCATGGGTGGCGTGGTGGGCTGGGATCTGGGAGCGGCGCTGGCTCTTGCGGCGGCGCTCGGGGTGCCAGCGGCGGCGGCGGCGGAATGGCTGCCGCTGATCGAGGCAGAGGCGGTGACGGCTGTGAACGCGAGGGTGGATCGGAGTGACTGAGCGGAGGGTTTCCGTCCGTCTGGTGGCGGTCGGCGGGTCGCAGGTCAAGGCCGAGCTGGTCGAGATCGGCCAGACCGGCGCGGCGGCGCTGGGCCGGATACCACAGGCGGCGGAGAACACTTCGAGGGCGCTGGCGCTGGTGGATCGGACGTCTGCGCAGGCGGCATTCCGTGCCCGCATGCTGGCGTTTCAACTGAACGACGTCTTTGTCTCGCTGGCATCCGGGCAGAACCCGCTCATGGTCTTCATCCAGCAGGGCAGTCAGATCGCGCAGATCTACGGTGGCGAGAACGGAGGCGTCCGGGGAGCGCTGCGGGATCTGGGCGGCATGGTCGGAGGCCTGGTGACCCGTCTCGGGCCGCTGGCGCTTGTGGTGGGAGCCGGTGCGCTGGCGGTGGCCGGGATGCGCTCGGAGATCGAGGCTGCGACCGGTGTGGCCGTCACGTTCGGCGACACCGCACTGGCCGTCTGGCAGGTGGTCAGCAGCGGAGTATGGGAGTTCATCCAGCCGGCGGTGGCAGCCATTGCGCCGTGGTTTTCGGCGGCGTGGCAGGCGATCAGCAGCGGCGCGATAGCGGTCGGCAACACGCTGATCAACGCATTCCGGATCGCGCTCGAGGGGATCAGGGTGGCCTGGGACGGCGGCTGGCAGTCGGTCTACGGGCGGCTGCTGATCTTCGTGGAGGATGCGGTCGGCGCGGTGGTCGCCTTCGGTGATCGCGCGATTGCGGTGTTCACGGGTGCCTACGATGCGATCAAGGCGATCTGGGGCAAGCTGCCTGCTGCCATCGCGGATTTCGCCTACCAGGCGGCGAACGGTCTGATCGGTGGCGTCGAGGCCATGTTGAACGCGGTCGTGAACCGCATCAACAGCTTCATCGAGACGCTGAACGCCGCGCTGGCGATGTTGCCAGAATGGGCCACGGGCGAAGGCGGGGTCAGGATCGGGACGCTCGACCCTGTGGAGCTGGGGCGCATCGACAATCCCTTTGCCGGAAGCGCCGCCGCGGCGGGCGAAGCAGCGGCGGCGGCCTTCGAGGCTGCGCTGGGGCGAACCTACGTTCAGGCGCCGGATTTGGGTCTGCGCACGCGTGGGGAGGCGGCAGTGGCGGCCGGGGACGCCGCATGGGGCGCGTTCGGCAGTAGCGCGAGGGAGATGTGGGGCCAGAATCCCTTGGGTGAGTTCTTTGACTCCGTTCAGGCACAGGCGGTGGAGAACGCTCTCAATCGGACGGCCGAAGCAGCGAAAGGTGCCGGGAAGGCTGCGAAGGGCGCCGGGCGCGAGGCGAAGGAAGGCGCGGAGGAGGCGGTCACGGGCTGGCAGGCGGCGCAGGACGCTCTGGCGGACTACGCTGCACGGGCGCAGAGCATCGGCAAGGACATCGGGCAGGCGCTGGTGTCGGCGTTCGGCCGGGCGGAGGAAGCGGTGGCGGAGTTCGTGAGGACGGGGAAACTGAACTTCCGGGAACTGGTTACGTCGTTGATTGCGGATCTGGCGAAGCTCGCTGCCCGGCGCTTCATCCTGGGGCCTCTGGCCAGCATGCTGGGCGGAGTGCTTGGCAGCCTGGGGGGCGGCGGGCTGTTTGCGAACGTGTTCCATGCAGGTGGTGTTGTGGGCGACGGCGGTCCCGGCCGGATGGTGCCGGCCCTTGCTTTCGCGGGTGCACCGCGCCTGCACAACGGCGGATGGGCGGGATTGCGGCCCGACGAGGTGCCCGCGATCCTGCAGCGTGGCGAACGGGTCCTGTCGCGCCGGGAGGCGTCGGGCTATGGACGGAGCGGATCTGCGCCTGTCAACGTCACGATCAACGCCCGCGACGCCGAGAGCTTCCGGCAGTCGCGGACGCAGGTGGCGGCGGACATCGCGCGCGCCGTGGCCCTCGGTCGGAGAGGAATGTGATGGCGTTTCACGAGGTCCGGTTTCCCGACAACATCAGCCGGGGCGCGCGAGGTGGCCCTGAGCGGCGGACTCAGATCGTCGAACTCGTGAGCGGGGCGGAGGAACGCAATGCCAGCTGGGCCAACTCGCGCCGCCGCTATGACGTCGCCTATGGCATCCGCCGCGCTGACGATCTGGCAGCGGTCGTTGCGTTCTTCGAGGCGCGGAACGGGCGCCTTCACGGCTTCCGCTTCAAGGACTGGGCCGACTTCAAGTCCTGCCTGCCGTCGCAGACGCCGGGCCCGACTGATCAGCCCATCGGCACCGGCAACGGCGCGGACAGGCAGTTCCAGCTGGCCAAACGCTACACTTCCGGCGCGCAGTCGTGGACACGGGCCATCACCAAGCCGGTTGGCGGGACCGTCACCATCGCCGTGAACGGCACGCCGCAAGCCTCCGGCTGGTCGGTGGACACCACAACGGGTGCAGTGACCTTCACCACGGCGCCTTCTGTTGGCGTCGCCATTACCGCGGGCTTCGAATTCGACGTCCCCGTGCGATTTGACTCCGACAGCCTCGACGTCATTCTGGACCTCGAACGCCTCGGGTCGATTAACTCGATCCCGCTCCTGGAGATCCGCGCATGAACGACGGGACCGGGTTTCTGTCAGCGGTGCTGCGGGAGCTTGCTGCCTCGACGGCGGTGATCCTTGCCGCCTGGGGTGCGCTGGGCGGTGCGACCAATGCACTGACGACCCGGATGCGGCTGCGCGACGCGCTGCGCCACATTCTTTTGGGCGGGCTGATCGCGGCCGGAATGGGGAGCTTTTCGATGGCGGTGGTAACCCGGTGGCTGGCACTTCCGCCCGAGGCGATCCCGGCAGGCGGTGCGGCGGGATCCGCAGCCTATCTGGTCGGTGTATTTGGGCCCGCGTTCATTGAACTGGTTCTTGCGCGGCTGCGGGGAGCCAAGGGGGGCGAGTTCGATGAATGACCTGCACCGGCTTGTGCGTGCGGTCCGACTTGACGCGACGGACCCGCGCCAGACTTTCCGCCATCGTATGTGGACTGGGGTGGCGGTAGCTGTTCTGATCCTTGTTCTCTCGCTTCTCAGGTAAAGCCATGCACATGAGCGACCGGGGTCTTCTGGCCCTTGTTCGGCACGAGGGTATTGTGCCCGGACCGTATCTCGACGTGAGGAACGTCTGGACCTTCGGCATCGGCCACACGGCCGCCGCGGGGCCACCTGATCCGGCGCGGATGCCGCGTGGCATGCCGGTCGTTCTCGATGCCGGGATCCGCGAGGCTTTCCGACTCTTCCGCGCTGACCTCGCCACTTACGAGGCCGAGGTGTGCCGTGCGGTGAAGGTGCCGCTGGCGCCGCACGAGTTCGATGCGCTGGTCAGCTTTCACTACAACACCGGCGCCATCGCCAAGGCCACGCTGACGAAAGCGCTCAACGCTGGCAATCGCGTTCCAGCAGCCGACGCGTTTCTGAACTGGCGGCGGCCGGCCTCGATCATCTTGCGCCGCGAGGCCGAGCGCGACCTGTTCCGCCACGGCCGCTATCCCGGCGGAACGATCCCGGTCTGGGCAGTGGATCGCACGGGCCGCGTCGACTTCTCGCGTCCCGTCCGCCGCTTGACTGAGGCCGAGGCGCTGGCGCTTCTGCGCCCGGCGCTGGCGCCGCAGCTGTCTGTCCCTCAGTCGGCGCGCGACGCACCTGCCGGCTGGCTCACCCGGCTGGTGGGCTTTCTCTTTAGCTTGATCCGGAGGGTCTGATCCCATGCGCTACATCCGTCCGACCTCGCTCACCTGGTGGGCGGGGATGCTCGCCTTCGCCACCGGCGCCGCATCCCTCGTGATGCCCACCAGCGGCCCGCTCACTGATCTGGCCCGGCTGATCACGCTCCTGTCCGGTTCGGGCGATGCCTCTCCGGCCGCGCTGATCGCGCTTGGCCTCGGCCTGATCGGGCTGCGCGACTGCCTTGAACGCGGGTTCCGCGGCGATGATTGAGTTTTTTGCTGGCTTGGTGGTGGGCGGCGGCGTGGGCGTCTTAGTGGCAAGCCTGTGCGTCGTCGCAGCGCGCGGGGAGCGGGACGATGGCTGATCTCCTGATCTGGCTGGTCGCGGCTCTGGGCGCGGTCGGCGGCGTCGTTCTCGGCCGGGTCTGGGGACGCGCGGAAGGAGAACGCGCGGGCAAACGGGAGGCGGAACGCGATGCCACGGAAGACAAGAACAAGCGTGTCGAGCGCGGGCGGGATGCGGTTCGTGACGGCCGCGGCGCTGGCGATCCCGCTGACAGGCTGCGCCGTAACGACGGGCGCTGGTGATGCGGGCTGCGCCTCGTATGCCGAGGCGCGGCTCACCCGGCCGGATGCCGAGACCGTCGCGGAGTTTCCGCCGGACTGGGCGAACTGGATCGCCGATCTCGATGACCGTATGACTGGAACCTGCCGATGAAATCCCTTTCGCCTGCGCTGCAGACCCATCTCGACGAGGGCACGACGACGCTCGCATGGTGCTGGCGCATCATCCGTGCCGATGGCGTGACCTTTGGCTTCACAGACCACGACCGGACGCTCACCTTCGACGGGACGGAATTCGAGCCGGAAAGCGGGCTGACAGCTTCCGAGGTGCGGTCGGGATCGGACCTCTCTGTCGATGCGCAGGACGCGCAAGGCGTTCTATCCTCCGACCGGATCACCGAGACCGACATCCTTGACGGCCGCTGGGACAATGCGGCGGTCGAGGTCTGGCGGGTCAACTGGTCGGCGCCGGCGGAGCGCGTGCTGCTGCGGCGCGGGTCAATCGGTCAGATCAGGCGCGGGCGGGTGGCGTTTGTGGCGGAGGTGCGGTCACTGGCCCATGTGCTTGGCCAGACGGTTGGCAGGACGTTTCAGGCGGGGTGCGATGCGGCGCTGGGCGATGGGCGCTGCGGGGTGGATCTGAACAGCCCGGTGCATCGCGGCGTTGGAACGGTCATCAGCCCTTTACGGGAGCGCGCATTCAGTGCCTACGGACTGGAGGCATTCGCGTCCGGCTGGTTCAGTCGCGGGCAGCTCGAGTGGACGAGCGGTGCGAACGCAGGAAGGCACGTTGAAGTGCTTTCGCATGAGAACGGGCCGGACGGCGTGGTGGTTACGCTCCTTGAGGCGCCGCTGCGGGCGGTGGAATTTGCGGATGAGTTCATCATCCGCGCCGGTTGCGACAAGCGGATCGCGACCTGCAGCGCGAAGTTCGCCAATGTCGCCAACTTCCGGGGCTTTCCGCACATACCGGGTCAGGACGCTGTGCTTCGCTACGCCACAAAGGACGGCGGCCACGAGGGGGCGGTCCTGTGAGCGCGCTTGGCCGCACAGCCGATCCCACACGCGTCATCGCCGCTGCGCGGTCCTGGCTCGGCACGCCTTATCACGACCAGGCCAGCCTGCGCGGGGTCGGCTGCGACTGCCTCGGCCTTGCGCGGGGCGTCTGGCGCGAGGTGGTCGGGCCGGAGCCGTTCCCGATCCCTCCCTACAGCCGCGACTGGGGCGAGTGCGGAGCGCGGGAGGTGCTGGCAGACGGGGCACGGGCGATGATGCACGAGATCGCTCCAGCAGATGCCGCACCCGGTGCGCTGGTCCTGTTCCGCATGAGTTCGCGCGCGATAGCGAAGCACGTCGGGATTGTGACGGAGGGCGGGCTGTTCATCCATTCATATGACCGGTTGGGTGTGATCGAGGAGCTGCTGACGTCGGCCTGGCGTCGTCGCATAGCCTTTGCCTTCCTGTTTCCTGCCAGCTGAGAGCTTCGTATGGCCAGTCTTGTCCTGGGTGCCGTCGGCACCGCAATCGGCGGCGCCTTCGGTGGCACCATTCTGGGCCTGTCGGGTGCCGCGATAGGCGGAATGATCGGCTCTGCGGTCGGAACGGTCGTGGACAACTGGATCGTGTCTTCGCTGGCCCCTGCGCAGCGGATCGAGGGGCAGCGGCTGGACAGCCTTCGCGTCACAGGTTCGACCGAGGGTGCCGTGCTGCCCCGCCTCTACGGGCGAATGCGGATCGGCGGCAACATCATCTGGTCCACGGATTTCCGTGAGGAGGTCCGGACAACCAGGCAGGGCGGCGGCAAGGGACGCGGGCCGAAAGTCGAGACCACGGAGTACCTCTACTACGCCAGCTTCGCCGTGGCGCTTTGCGAGGGCGAGATCACCGGCATCGGGCGCATCTGGGCCGACGGCAAGCCGATGGACATGACCGGCATCACCTGGCGCTGGTATCCGGGGAACGAGTCGCAGGGCGCGGATCCGTTCATTGCCGCGAAGATGGGGGCTGCCAACACGCCCGCCTATCGCGGCACAGCTTATGTGGTCTTCGAGGAACTTCCGCTTGCGGCCTACGGCAACCGGCTGCCGCAGCTGACGTTCGAGGTTTTCCGTCCGCTGGCGGATGCGGACACGGCCGAAGGGCTGGTCAGGGCTGTGACGCTCCTGCCAGGTGCTGGTGAGTTCCTCTACGCGACGGAGCCCGTAATGAAGGGCGGAGTCGGCAGCGGGACAGCAGAGAACCTGAATGCCTCGCCAGACGTTGCGGATATTGTCGTGGCGCTGGATCGGCTGCAGGCCATGGCTTCGGCCGTGGAAAGCGTCAGCCTGGTGGTGGCGTGGTTCGCAGACGACCTCCGCGCCGGGCACTGCAAGATCCGGCCAGGGATCGAGGTGGCGAGCAAGACGACTCGGCCGAAAAGCTGGTCTGTGAACGGTGTTGCACGCGCTGGGGCTTATCTGGTCAGCACGGATGGTGCCGGTCGACCTGTATTTGGCGGCACGCCAGCGGATTTCGCTGTTTTGCAGGCGATCATGGAGCTGAAGCGGCGCGGCCTTCGAGTTACTTTCTATCCCTTTCTGCTGATGGACATCATTCCCGGCAACGAGCGGTGGAACCCATATTCCGACTTTGCCGGGCAGGCTGGGCAGCCGGTTTATCCATGGCGCGGCAGGATCACCTGCACTCCGGCGGCGGGCTTTGCAGGCACGGTGGACGAGACAGCAGCGGCGGCATCGCAGGTCGCGAGTTTCTTCGGCGCGGCGATGCCGGCGCAGTTCACAGTGTCGGGCGAGAACGTCAGTTGGACGGGGCCTGCCGGCGAATGGGGCTATCGGAGGTTCATTCTGCACTACGCCCATCTCTGCGCGGTCGCTGGCGGGGTCGACGCCTTCCTGATCGGCAGTGAGATGCGCGGCCTGACTACCGTTCGTTCCGGCGCTGGCACTTATCCGGCAGTCACGGCGTTGAAGGCACTGGCGGCGGATGTGAAGGCCATCCTCGGGTCCAGCACCAAGGTCGGCTACGCTGCTGACTGGTCGGAGTATTTCGGGCACCATCCGCAGGACGGCAGCGGCGATGTCTGGTTTCACCTCGACCCGCTCTGGTCGGACGCCAACATCGACTTCATCGGCATCGACAACTACATGCAGCTCTCGGACTGGCGCGACGGGTTCGAGCACACGGACGCGCTGGCAGGGTGGCCTGCTATCCACGACCGGGCGTACCTGCAGAGCAACATCGCGGGCGGCGAGGGCTTTGACTGGTTCTACCTGGACGAGTGGGATCGGGCGACGCAGCAGCGGACGGCGATCACGGACGGAGCCGCGGGCAAGCCGTGGGTGTTCCGATACAAGGATCTGCGTGCCTGGTGGTCAAACCCGCATTTCAACCGGCCGGGCGGAGTGGAAAACGGCACGCCCACGGCATGGGTGCCGCAGTCGAAGCCCGTCTGGTTCACCGAACTGGGCTGTCCCGCCATCGACCGCGGCACCAACCAGCCGAACGTTTTCTTTGATCCGAAGTCTTCGGAAAGTCTTTCGCCGTATTTCTCGCGGGGCTGGCGCGACGACGCGATCCAGCGCGCCTATCTTGAGGCCACCTTCCTCTGGTGGGGGCAGGCTGCGAATAATCCGATTTCATCCGTCTACGGTGGCCGGATGGTGCATGTGCCCGAGTGCGCCGCCTGGACCTGGGACGCGCGGCCCTATCCGTTCTTTCCGGAGCAGACAGGAGTCTGGAGCGACGGCGAGAACTGGCGGCGCGGCCATTGGTTGACCGGACGGCTCGGTGCGGTGTCGCTGGCCGCTCTCGTGCGCCACCTCTGCCTGCGCGCCGGGCTGTCCCAGAACCTGATCGACGTTTCCGGCCTTTGGGGCGCGGTGGAGGGCTATGTGATCGGGGCGCTGGAAAGCCCTCGCGCCTCGATTGCCACCTTGGCGCGGCATTTCGGCTTCGATGCCATCGAGACGGAGGGCTTAATCCGTTTCGTCATGCGTGGGCGGGCTGCCAGCCTGACCCTCACGGTGGATGAGCTGGTCGCCAGCCGCGACGGCGAGGCCTTCGAGCTGACCCGCGGCCAGGAGACCGAACTGCCCCAGGCCCTGAAGTGGCAGGTTGCCCGCGCGGATGAGGATTACGACGCGGCGCTGGTCGAGGCACGCCGCATCACCGTCGACACGACGCGCATCGCTTCGGAGAGCTTCCCGATGGCGATCCCGCCGGAGGAGGCTGAACGCCGCTGCCGCCGCGCGCTGATGGAAGCGTGGATCGGACGTGAAAGCGCGACTTTCCGCCTGCCGCCTTCCCGTCTTGCTCTCGATCCGGCGGACGTTATCCGGCTGATGCACGACGGCCGGGAGGTGGAGTTCCGGGTGGTGTCGGCAGCTGACGGAGACGCGCGCAGCATGGAGGCCATCCGGCAGGATCGTGCTGTCTACGATCTGCCGCCTGGCGAGCCACGGGCAGCCAACCTGCGCGGGCCGGTAGTTTTCGACGAGCCTGTGGTGGCGCTACTGGATCTGCCGCAGATTGCAGAGGAGCAGCCGCCGCATCAGCCTCTTGTAGCCGCCTACGCCAGCCCGTGGCCCGGGAGCGTGGCGGTGTTTCGGAGTCCTACGCAGGACGGGTTCGAGTTGCTGACGACAGTAGGCAGGCGGGCGCGCATGGGGACGCTGGCAGTCGATCTGTACCCCGGTCCAGTGTCACGCTTCGATCTTGGAAACGCACTGATCGTGGACCTGCTTGGAGGAACCCTTGAGTCTGTGACGGATGTGGCGCTCCTGGGCGGCGCAAACACGTTGGCCGTGCAGAACGGAGGCTTGTGGGAGATCGTTCAGGCCGGCACGGCAGAACTGATCGCGCCGGGCCGATACCGGCTTACCCGCCTCCTGCGGGGCCAACGCGGGACGGAACATGCCATCGGCAATCCGGCAGCTGCAGGTGCGAGGGTTGTGGTGCTGGACGCGGCGCTGGGCGTCATTCCGGTTGGCGAGACTGATGTGGGCCTGCCGTGGAACTGGCGGGTGGGTCCGGCCGCCCGCGCCGTCACCGACGACAGCTATGCCGCGCTGGGCTTCGCCCCGACCGGGCGGGGCCTCGTGCCGTTCGCCCCGGTCCATGTCGAGCAGCCTTGGCGCACGGCACGCAGCCCGGGCGATCTGACGATCCGGTGGACCCGGCGCTCCCGCGCGCTGGTGGCCGATTCCTGGGAGCAGATCGAGGTGCCGCTGGCGGAGGACGTGGAAGCCTACGAAATTCAGATGCTTGACGGCGCTGCAATCAAGCGCACCCTAAGCAGCAGCACGACGTCCGTGCTCTACACTGCGGCACAGCAGACCGCAGACTGGGGCGCGCCGCTCGGCCCCGGCCAGACGCTGGCAATCCGCATCTACCAGCTCTCGACCCGCCTTGGCCGCGGCACGCCCGCGACCGCGACCCTTCAGTTCTGACGGGAGTTACCATGCCTGACACCACGACCCATCTGGGTCTGCCCTACCTTCTGGCGGCGCAGGCGCAGAAGCATGTCACCCACAACGAGGCGCTGCGGCTGCTGGACTGCTTGGTGCATCTTGCGGTCCTCGACCGGACGCTCACGACCCCACCCGCGAGCCCCGCCGACGGAGACCGGCACCTTGTGGCCTCCGGCGCGACGGGCCTCTGGGCCGGGTGGGACCTGAACATTGCATTCTGGGTTGACGGTGCGTGGATGCGGTTGGTGCCGCGCATCGGTTGGATGGTCTGGGTTGCGTCCGAGCGTCTGTTTCTCGTGTGGACCGGCACTGCCTGGGAGGTCGTGACGGACGCTTTGGGCATCATTGTGCGGGGCGCATCGGTGGAGCTGGCGCGCAGCACCAGCGGAGGGACGACGGGTGTCGCGGTTGCGGAGGAGCTGCTGGCCGGGCTGACCGGAGCTTTCGTGGACAGCACGGTTGTCATCCCTGATCGGGCAATCGTGCTGGGCGTCTCGACGCGAACGGTGACTGCCATCACCGGGGCGAGCTCATACGATTGCGGGATCGCAGGTGAACCTGCGAAATTCGGCGGGTCGCTTGGGGTCGCTGCCGGGAGCACCAACCGCGGCGTGATCGGCCCGCAGGCGTTCTACGCAGACACGCCGGTGCGGCTCACCGCGAACGGGGGTGCGTTCACCGGCGGAGCGGTGCGGCTGGCCATTCACTATCTGACCATCGGCGCAACAGATTGAGGAGATAACCATGGCTTCGACCTGCGTGGTTTCAGGGCAACTGGTCGGCCCGGACGGGGCGCCTGTGGTCGGGGTGCCGGTGACGTGGATCCGCGCACCCGAGGTTGTGGCGCCTGTGTCGGGCGGTGGGGTGGCGCCGGAGCGTGTCACGGTGACCACGGACTCGGTGGGCAACCTGTCGGTGGATCTGGTGGCAGGGCGCTACTTTGTGGTGGCAGCGCTGCCCGGCGGCCGGCGTATTCGGGCGACGGCGGCGACGGTGCCGAACGCTCCGACGGCGAGTCTGCAATCAGTGCTCGAGGCGACAGGTCCCGTGGCGCCCGGACTGAGTGGCGGGCTGGTGCGGGATCTGCTGAGCGGCCTTGTCGGGGACGAGCGGCTGCATGCGAGCGCCATCGCGGGGCTCGGTAGCGGGGGTGGGCCCATCGGCATTGCAGACGTGACCGGGCTGCAGGCGGCGCTGGACGGTAAAGCGTCGGCCACGCACGGGCACGCCGCGGCGACGTCGCTGGCTGACGGCTTCATGTCTGCCGCCGACAAGGCGAAGCTGGACGGTATCGCGGCGGGCGCGAACGCCTACAGCCACCCGGACCACACCGGCGACGTGACGAGCGCGGGCGACGGCGCGACCACCATTGTGGCCGGTGCTGTGACCAATGCCAAGCTGGCCAGCATGTCAACGGCCACGATCAAGGGGCGGGCCAGCGCGGGCACCGGCGACCCGGAGGATCTGACCGCAGCGCAGGCGACGGCGCTGCTGGACACGTTCACCAGCGGGGCAAAGGGGCTTGCTCCCGCCTCCGGCGGCGGCACCACCAACTTCCTGCGCGCGGACGGAACCTGGGCAGCCCCGCCCGGCGGCGGGATCAGCGACGGCGACAAGGGCGACATCACCGTCTCGGGGTCCGGCACGGTCTGGACCATCGACGCGGGCGCCGTGACGCTGGGCAAGCTGGCCGACATCGCGACCGACAGCTTCCTCGGCCGCGACAGCGCCGGAATCGGGGCGCCAGAGGTGCTGACCCCGACGCAGGCGCGGGCGATCATGAACGTGGCGGACGGGGCAACCGCGAACGCATCCGACGCCGCCCTGCGCGACCGGGCGACGCATACCGGCACGCAGCCCGCCACGACGATCACCGGGCTTGCAGCGGTCGCCACCAGCGGCTCGGCCGGCGACCTGACCGCTGGCACCCTGCCGGCGGCCCGGTTCGATGACACCGCCCACGGCAGCCGCGCAGGCGGCGCGCTGCACGCCGCAGCGACCGGGGCGGTCGCGGGCTTCATGTCTGCCGCCGACAAGACCAAGCTGGACGGCATCGCGGCGGGCGCAAACGCCTACAGCCATCCGGACCACACCGGCGACGTGACGAGCGCGGGCGACGGCGCGACCACGATTGCCGCCGATGCCGTGACCAACGCCAAGCTGGCCAACATGGCCACGGCAACGATCAAGGGGCGGGCCAGCGCAGGCACCGGCGACCCGGAGGATCTGACCGCAGCACAGGCGACGGCGCTTCTGGACACGTTCACCAGCGGCGCGAAGGGGCTTGCTCCCGCCTCCGGTGGCGGCACCACCAACTTCCTGCGCGCGGACGGGACCTGGGCGGCGCCTGCGGGCGGCGGTGGCGGGTCGCCGGGCGGTGCGTCCGGTGAAATCCAGTTCAACAACGCGGGCAGCTTCGGCGGCGCGGCCGATGTGGAGATCGAGGGGGGCCAGCTGCGCCTGCCGACCATCGCCACCCCTGCCGCCCCGGCGGCGGACGGGCTGAAGCTGTTCGGGCGCAAGGTGGGCGGTCGCGCCATGCCGGTCTTCATGGGGCCGAGCGGGCTGGACAGCGCGCTGCAACCCTCGCTGGCGCGCAACAAGGTCGGCATGTGGCTGGCCACCGGCAACGGCGGCACCGATACGGCCTGGGGCCTCGCGCTGACCGGGGGCGGGACGGCGACAGCCGAAAGCGTCGCGACCACGAACCTTCATACCTACATGCGCCGCAGGTCTTGGCGCGTGACCACGGCATCCACGACTGCAACGGCAGGCCTGCGATGCAATTACCTGCAATGGACGCTTGGCGGGCCGTCCGCCGGTCTGGGCGGGTTTCACACGGTCTGGCGCTGGGGTCCGGCAACCGGCGTTGCCACCCCGACCACGCGGGCCTTCGTCGGGATGCGGGGATCGGTTGCGGCGCCGACGGATGTCAACCCCTCGACGCTGACCAACATCTGCGGCATGGGCTGGGATTCCGGCGACGCCAACATCCAGTTCATCCACAACGACGGCACCGGCGCGGCGACGAAGATCGACCTTGGCGCAAGCTTTCCGCGCCCGACCGTCGATCTGACCTCGGTCTATGAAGTCGCGCTGTTCGCGCCGCCGGGCACCACGCAGTCGCTGAGCTATGAAGTGACGGATCTCGCTTCCGGCGCGGTGGCGACCGGCACGGTCACGACCGACATCCCGGCCACGACCCAGCTTCTCGCCCCCTATGGCTACATCAGCGTCGGCGGCACAAGCTCTGTCATCGGCTTTGCTGTCATGAGCCTCTACATCGAAAGCGATTACTGACATGATCCTGCACGTCCTGTTCACCGAGAATGGCATCCCCGGCTGGATCGGCGAGACACCGCATGTGAGCATCGTGCCGAGGGCGGCGGTGATGTTGGAGGGCCGTGGCGCGCATGCAGTACTGCCTTTCGCAGGCAGTACTGCATGCGCGCCACGGCGGCGGCAGCAGCGTCGGCGCCGCGAGCAGTTCTGAGGGGGAGCTTCAGGCGGCCTTGTCTGGAGCGCGTGCCTATTGATTTGGGACAGCGTGGTTTTCACGTTTCACGATTCGGACCGCCTACGTTCCGCCGCAGTTTTCATCTGAGAGCGTTGATTTCATTGGGTTGTCGGCGGATTGCAAATCCGTGTAGACCGGTTCGATTCCGGTACCCGCCTCCA